GTGGAAAAGATTGGCGAAGTTATCAGCCCAACATATAAGGAAGCGCGGGGAAACTGATTGGCTCGTTGAAAAGTCAATGTCAAGCGGCAATGATTTTCAACGGGCACACCTTAGACACAATACAAGACATTGATGATGTAACCATGGCGCACATACAGACGATGTATGCCGATGGGTTGGTTGGAAATTATGGCGTGCTAACGCAAATAGCGACCCTGACAAATGGGGTGTTTAACTATATGCGACCTGCGAATTCACCGCCTTATAAACTAGCCAACATCCTTGGTAATGCGTATGATTACATCTATCCACCGTTGCCTGAGGGCAGTAAACAAGCGGCTGTAAACGATAGCCTTTTAATGTTTATGACACAGGCGCAGGGGTTTGATAAAAAATTGTTTGAGGTAAAACATGGCTAATATGATTGCCCGCCTTGGCGTTGTTCTGGGCTTAGATTCTGCGGAGTTTAGCCGAGGATTAGATTCGGCTGGCAAAAAACTTGAACAGTTTAGTGTCGCGGCAGAAAAGTTTGGCAAGATTGGTGCAGCCGCACTATTAGCCGCAAGCGTTGCCGCTGTTCGTTATGCGGATGAATTAGCCGATGTAGCCGAAGCCAACGAGGTAGCGATTGGCACAGTATTACAGTTGTCAAATGCCCTTGCTAATTCAGGTGGCAAAGCAGACAACGCGGGCAAGATGCTATCCGCGTTTGCTAAATTTATTGACGAAGCGGCTGGCGGTTCTGATAAAGCGCAAAAAACCGCCATAGCATTAGGTATTAGTTTAAAAGATTTAGGCAAACTTTCCCAAGAAGAACTGTTAAATAAATTAGTTGCTAATTTAGGAAAAATTGAAGACCCGATTACGCGTAGTGCTAAATCAATGGAGGTTTTTTCCAAAGCCGCCAAGGGCGTTGACATGGTTGGTTTTGCTCAAAAAATGAGCGAAGTTAATCCAATTATTGAAGAACAAGAAAAAGCAATTAAAGCCGCCGCTGACACTTACGATTTGTTAGCACAAACATCCCGCAATGTAATGGTTACATTGGCTACGCAACTGGGTCCTGTTTTAAAAGCAAGTATTGATTACATCAAAGATTTAGCCGGTGAAACAAATATTCTTGGTCCTATATTTAAAACTGTTTTCCAAACAATAGCAATATCAATTGCGGAAGTGGCATTTGTTCTAGGCGGTTTGCTTAGACAAATGCAATTAACAATAACAATTTTTAAAAGTGTTATCCCATCGTATGATGACAAAGATTTTGAAAATGTATTTGGCAAAAAGGAAATTGCCGACATTGTTGCTCGACAAGACCTTGATAGGTTTGTAAATAAAGTAATGGGTGTCAGTGAATATGGAAATTCAATTGACGCGTTATCAAAGAAAACTGCTGTAACAAAACCCGCCGGTGGTGGTCGTTCAGTTGCCGAATCTAAAGAAGCAGAAGCGGCAAGAAAAAGACAAATGCAACTGTATGCCCAAGGTGCGGCTAATGCGCAAAAGGCGGCAGAAGAAGATGCCAAAGCACGCGCTGAGTTTTTTAGTATGTACGAAAAAGGAAATGGTGCAGTTGCAGAACGTCAACGTTTAATGAACATTGCGCTTGATAATGAAAAAGAGATGATGCGATTGGATATGAAAGCATCAACTATGCGTCAAGAAGATTTTATTCTTGAACGTGAGCAAATGCAGATTAGACAACAATTAGCGGCAAATCTTGAAGAACTTGATGCACGCAGGGATTTAACTACAACAGCCCGAGCAGAAGCGGAAGCCCGTGAACTTGCATTGGCAGAAAAATCGTTAGCAATTTCCCGTGAAAAATACCAATTGACATTAAACCTTAGACAAGGTTCGTACGAGGAAGGTTTTACCAAACAAGCGATGCGGTTCTTGCGTGATATGCCGACAGAATTAGAACAAGGTGCAAAAGCGTTTGATTCATTAATGGGCAATATGGAATCGGCTATTGATAGGTTTGTACGCACTGGCAAACTTGGATTTAAAGACCTTGCCAAAAGCATTATCCAAGACATGATTGCCATGCAAATGAAAGCGGCGGCATCTAATTTTCTGAGTTCGCTTTTTGGGTCAATGTTTGGTATGCGTGCAAATCCGTATCAACCAGCCGCAATGACAGGCGTTCCCGGATATGCTGATGGCGGTTCTCCTGCGGTAGGACAAGCAAGTATTGTGGGTGAACGTGGACCCGAGTTGTTTGTGCCGCGGACAGCGGGAAATATTATTCCAAACCATGCTTTAAGCGGTATGGGTGGCACAACAAACGTAACCAACAATTATATTAATGCCATTGATACCAAATCATTTGAAGAACGTTTGTACGGTTCTTCTAATGCGATATGGGCGGCAAATCAGTACGCTAATAAATCATTGGCGGTGAACAGGGGTCGAGCATGAGTTTCCAAACCATCTTTGAAATACAACAATCCATGACGGTTAACAATCGCCGTATGGTTGGACAACAAGTAGCGCGAAGTGGCTACATTACTGTAGCGCAATATCTGACAGCAGTGCCGTGGGTATTTACGATACAACCTCATGCGTATTTATATTACCCGCAAGTTCGTGCAATCATTCAGGCGATTGACAATAAAGATCGCCAACTATCTGAAACCATTGTGATGACCAGTTCCAATCTGTCTTGGTTTACCACGATGCAAGGAACTGCAACAGCGGCTACTCTTAATGGCGCACCAACGGCTAATACACAAACGCTTGCGCTTACGTCTAACGGCACGTTTAAGGCCGGTGATTTTATTATGATTAACGGATATACATACAAGATTACGGCTGATTCTGCCGGCTCGTCTGTAGGTATTCACCGACCTTTGATTGGCACACCATCATCAGGCACAACTGTTTACATTGGGAATCAATGCACGTTTACAGTTGTTGCTGAAGCCTGTCCAACATATACTTTAAACCCAATGACTAGCGGTGCATTTGTGCAATGGGATGCGCCTTTTGTTTTTAGAGAGTACATAACATGACAACAATTAACGCCGTAACTGGTTCACAAATTAATCATGCGGAATTTGTAAAACTTACCGTTGGCAATGCCGCTACGGTTTACACATTCTGCAACGCCGCCGCGCCTATCACGGTTGGCGGTATTACTTTTTCTAATCTTGGTGCTTTGCTTAATGTTGGTGATGTTCAGCGCGACATTAAGGCAACATCGGATGACATGACCATTGCATTAACTGGGATTGACCCAACCAATGTGGGCATTATTTTAAGTAGCGATATTAAAGGTTCGTTGGTAGAAGTATGGCGCGGGTTTTTTGACAGTAATAACCAAATTATTACAACGCCTACAACGCAATTCTTTAAACGCTACCAAGGCATTATTAGTAGCGTATCAATTACAGAAGATTTTAATTCTCAAATGCGAACACGCATTGCGACTTGCTCAATTGCTTGTTCATCAATGCGGCGTGTTTTGGAAAATAGATTGTCAGGTGTTAAAACTAACACTAACAATTGGCAATTTATTTATCCCGCCGATACATCAATGAGCCGCGTAAGTGAAATTTCAAATACATTTTTTGATTTTGGTTCACCGCCAATTACACAAACACAAGCAAGCGAAACAACTGTTACACAAACACTAGACCCGCCTTAAAAAGTGACGCATAAAAAATGATAAGACCCGCGACAAGATACGACATACCTAGATTGTTAGAAATCGTAGAGGCTTACGCTTATGAAAATCCTATTAAAAAACTTGGTGAATCGCATAATCACTTTCCCCGCTATGTTGAAGAACTATTGTTTAGCATCATTCAAGGGCGTGGGTTCATTTATATCGACTCGAATATGCGCGGTGCGATTGTGGCTTACAAAACTTCTAACATTTGGTCGCCTAAAGTGAAAGAGTTAAACGAATTGTTGTGGTGGGTTGAACCCGAACATCGCAATGGCACGGTTGGCGGTAGGCTTTGGAAAGCGTTTGATGAACGCGCAAAGGAAATGCTAAAAGCGGGCGATGTAGATTTTGTTTGCACTTCAATTTCTGCTAACGGCCCGTTGATTGATTACACGCGCAGGGGATACAAAGCCCTTGGCGCAACTTTCGTTAGGGAATAAAAATGGTAACAACTGTTATTGCTTATGTTGCGGTTGAATTAGGCATAAGTTATGTTGCGGCAACCTTTGTTGTTAATTTTGCAGTATCGCTAATTGTTACCCGCATTTTTGCTGAAAATCCTGAAACACAGCAAGATATGGGGGTTAGGCAACAAGTACCGCCAAGCGCGGTTAATGCTATTCCTATTGTTTACGGAAATGCGTACATGGGCGGCACGTTTGTAGATGCTGTTTTGACCACAGATCAAAAAACAATGTATTACGTTTTGGCTATTTCAAGCATTAGCCCAAATGGACAATTCTCATTTGATACTACGGATATGTACTTTGGTGATCGCAAAATTACATTTGACGCATCAGATTTAACAAAGGTTGTAAGCCTTACCGATGAAGCGGGCAACGTAGATACAAAGGTTAGCGGCAACCTATATATCAATTTATACACATCTACTACCGCGGGTGTCATTACATCAGCAAACGGCGCATCAGCACCAAGCACCGTGATGGGCGGCGGCGATATTGCGGCGGGTCAAAGATGGACGGGTACGCGGCAAATGAACGGTTTAGGTTTTGCCATTGCTAAACTAATTTACAACCGTGATGCCGGTACTACGCAACTTTCACCTATTACATTCAAAGTAGCGCATACGCTAAACGGAACGGGTGTAGCCAAAGCGGGTGATGTTTGGTATGACTACATGACCAACGCGGTTTACGGCGGCGCAGTAGATGCGGCGTTTGTTAATAGCACAAGCGCAACCGCTTTAAACGCTTATGGCGACCAAAACATTACATTTACAAATAGTAGCGGCGCACCATCTACGCAACCGCGTTACCGCATTAACGGCGTATTAGATGCAGGGCAATCGGTTCTTTCCAATGTTGACCGCATTGTTTCCGCTTGCGATTCTTGGATGACCTATAACGCCGCATTAGGTCAATGGTCGGTGGTTATTAACAAAGCCGAATCAACTTCTTACGCGTTTAACGACAACAACATCATTGGAGAAATTCGCGTTGGCGCAACGGATATTACAAGTTCAATTAACCAAGTTGAAGCGCGATTCCCATTTAAAGAAAACCGCGACCAAGCCGCGTTTGTAAATATTGAAACACCTAGCGGTTTACTGTATCCCAACGAACCCGTTAACAAGTATTCAATTACTTACGACATGGTTAACGATTCCGTGCAAGCGCATTACCTTGCTAATCGTTTGTTGGAACAAGCCCGCGAAGATTTAATTGTTTCTTTTAGCACTACCTATTACGGCATCCAAGTTGATGCGGGCGATGTAGTTAGCGTTACCAATTCTGATTACGGTTGGAACGCAAAACTTTTCCGCGTAATGAAAGTTAACGAAGCATCTTTACCCGATGGTAGTTTAGGTGCGCGTTTAGAACTTAGCGAATACAACGCGCAAGTTTATGATGATTTTGATATAACGCAATTTACGCCCATACCTAATTCGGGTTTGGCATCGGCAAGTTATTTTTCACCATTAGCCGCGCCTACGGTTACGGGATTTCCAAGCGCGACAATTCCCTATATTGATGTTCAAGTTTTTATACCAACAACGGGGCGCGTAACTTTTGCTAATTTGTTTTGGACTACAAGCGCAACGCCATCAGCATCGGATTGGAAATTAGTTTCTAGCGCATCAACAACTAACGGTCAACCCGTTACCAATAATACCTATTACACTTTTGCCAACATCACGCTAAACACGGGAACTTATTACTTTGCCTACATGGTCGGCAATGATGTAACAAGTTCAGTATTAAGCCCAATTAGCGCGGCATTAGTTTGGAATCCCGTGGCGGGCGCAGGGCCTACAGGCGCAACAGGGCCAACAGGTCAAAGTATTACAGGGCCTACAGGGGATTTAGGACCTACAGGGCCTACAGGAACAGGAACAACAGGCCCAACTGGACAAGCGGGCTTGCAAGTAGCCCGACCCGCCGTTTATCAATGGGCATTGTCAACGCCTAGCATTTCAGGTTCATCTACATATACATGGTCAAGCGGCGCATATACAGCGCCAAGCGGATGGTCAACAACCATTACCGCCGCCCCAAGCGCAGGGTTTATTCTTTATACAGCAACGGTTACTGTTACTGATGTTGCAACCGCAACAAGTACGGCGTTTAATTGGACAAGCGCAAGCATTGTTGTTTCAGGTTATGCCGGTACTAACGGCGCGACAGGACCTACAGGCGGCGCAGGGGCAACAGGACCTACAGGCGGCGCGGGCGCGGCGGGTGCATCTGCGCGAATTATGTATGCGCGTATTGCAAACAACCCTGTGCCAGTATCAGGAACAGTAATGGTTGCGGGCGATAACCGACCTAGCGGCGCACAAGCAAGCGCA